CAAAGGAAAAAGAATATCAAAAAATTAATGTTCACCATTTCCTAAGTAGCGAAGCCTAATATACAAAAAAGAATACATAAGTGTCTACGCTTGTCTACGCTCGTCTACGCTGGTACTCCAGTTGATGTCTCTAACTTTTTAAATATCATTGTTCCTGCTATAGTATAACTTCCTGTTAAGAATTGTGAATTAGCAATGTTATTCAACCACATCTTTCTTCCTTCAGTACTGTTAGTTGTTACTACTACTAACCCAATGCTCGATCCACCAAGCAAACCACCTAAACTATTAAATTCTGTTGGTGATGCAATTACTGCAGTTGTGTATCCATTTCCTACTGCAAACCACTCTGGCATCTCTAATGAAATGTTATTAACTGGTCCAACTACATCAAATGTTAATGTAAAATTCCAATAAACTAAATTACCTACAAGATAACTATAGCTTTTATAGTTAGTAACGTTTGTGTCTAATGTTACCCCAGCCGTTAATACCGTTGGTGTAGCAGCATATGTTCCACCGTTGTTTCCTGTGTTCGGTAAGAAATTATGTCCGTTGTAGTTAGCTATATGAGTAGATAAGTTTGTAGCATTTAACTGTATAGCATCCACTAAATTCTGTGTAATATACTGAATAGTTGAGTACTGTGAATTAGTAAACACTGATGCGCTTGGGCTTAGCACTGCTTTTCTTACCTTTCTGGTGTTTTTAACTGTACCATCAATAAATGGTACTAAACCATTACTATCCCATGACTCCAACAGATCAAAGTAAAATGTTCTCACTGTACTTACTGTTGTACTTCCAAATGTAGAACCATCAACGATATAACTTTCACCATTAATGAAAACTGCTCCAGCCTCTAAAACTACGTCACTATTCACTTGAGTGAGTCCACAACCAAAAATTACATAATTTTCTCCTAAGTTAAACCCTTTACCAAAAGAGTTAATTGCATTTGTTAATGCCTCAACATCAAATGTATAATGTTCTTGTCTTAATTGCATTAACCCTTTATTTATTACTGTTTTATTCATTATGTTTATTTCTTTTCTTTATATTATATACCTATATTAATATTTAATAATTCTAAATGTAGAACCAGCAAGTTTATATTTGTTCACATACATATTAATTAACTGCTTCTTTTCAGTATCTATACCATCTATGTAGTCTACAAACACATAGAAGTCTACTACATCTGTTCCTGCTGTTACATCGTCTATTACATAAACTTCATATTCATCTTCTACCACAGTTAACTCATCATCACTTTTTAAATACACTTTTGCAGGGTTATAATTAACTACTGTTGAATTGTATAGTGTATATTCATCAGTTATGTTCGGTAACGCTTCTCCGTCTGTACCAACATAATGGTTTGGAATGTTCTCGCTATCACTTATAATTATAGGTTTTCCAGTAACATCTATTAAAGAATTTAACAAATGTTCTAATGACAAAACCTGTCCAGTGTGTTGCATCAAAAACAACTCCATGTCTCTTCTCACGATCAACTCATCATAGTTATATTCTATTTGACTACACATTGTTTCTAACCACTTCATTCTTATTGGTGTTCTAAACAATGGATGAAGGTAGTCCTCAATAAATTTCTTAAAATTCCACTTTATAAATTTTGCCATTGTATTAGTTAATTTCGTATGTTATGTAAGTACTTAATGGGAACGATACATCTATTTTCATATGTCCAGCAAATGCTCTATAACGGTGAACTACATTGGCGTAAACACTTTCATTAGTTGCTTTTGCCATTATGCTGTTTATCTCAAAGTCAATAACACCTTTAACTTCTTGCACTTTGTTTATCAAGTCATTAGTTACGAAATATGAATTGAACGGTAATGCAGTTATATATCCATTTATCGCTACCTCAACAGCATTTTGTATGCTTGCTTTATCAAGTTGTCCATTGTATCTTACATTAGCGATGATCTTCATTGTGTCAGCAGCATCGTTCTGTACTGCTATGCTTGTTCCAGCGAATTTAATTTCATTAACATATGATATAAAGCTGTTTAGCTCGTCATTAGTTAATATGTCTGTGTTCTTTCCTTTTATTTTCAATAGTAACTTTCCTGCAAGTTCTTCAACTGCACAATTACCTACTATCCTTTTTGACTCATCTAAGGCATTGTACTTAGGAACATAACTTGTAGTTTCATCAACAACTACATTATCTCCATATTGAAATTCTAATGCTTTAAACGAGTACCAACCAGGAGTACCTGCAAAAGAACTGTCTCTTATCTCTTCTGCTTCTTTAATTTGTTCTTCCATTAACTTTTCAAGTACCCAATTTGAGTATGCAACTATATAAAGGTATAGTATGTATCTTGCTGTAGATGAACTGCTTTGTAATTCATCTAACAACTTTTGTTCATCTGATACTAAGCTTTGTAGCCCTGTCAATTCAGGTATGCTTTCTTTATATGTAATTAAACTTTGAAATATTTGATCAACTGTTCTTGCTGTCATAATAATGTTATATTTTTATGTTATTTTATTGGAAGTCTATAATTATCTCTCCGTCTGTTGGATCAACTGTTAATAAATTAACTGAATATCCATCATTTATTAATGTAGATAGTATATCGCTCTTCTCTTTAAAAGTTATGCTTCCGTTTATATATCTATCTATACCTAAGCCAACTAATGGTGCATGTCTAATATGTCCTTTATTAAATGTTAATAATAACTGAACATTATCTTCATCTGCATCACCAATGGCAAAGTCTCCACCAGTGATAACATCTTCATAGTAGTTGTCTAAAATGTGATCTATTTGCATCGCTTTTCGTTATATTATTTTATACTTTAATGATCCTTTATATACATTATCAAGGAACAACTTAACTTCATGTTCTCCTTTTATTGTAGAACCAATTCCAGCACCAGTAAACACTCCATTGCTACAATTACCACTGCTTGGTACGCTTATAACAGAGTTAAATAACACCATACTTCCTCCAACTGAGAACCATATTTCTTGTCTTACTGTTGTGTTAATAGGCGATGCTGTTGAATTAATAAGGTAAACATGAAAAAACACACCTTGTCCAGGAGTAGCTGTAATGTAACTACCTGAATATACTGGAGTTGTTGGTGTTCCAGCATTAAAGTCAGCCCACATTACATATTTAGTTACACCATTAAAACTTACTGTGAAGTCTATGCTGTCAGATGCGTTACCACTCAACACAATAGATCTGTCACAGCCATAAACAATAAACTGTTCACTATAGATCTTTGTTTCTCCAGCAGAAAGAATGTCGGTGTTTATCGACTTGTCTGTAATACTATCTGATGGATAAACTTCAAGATAATTAGTGAATTGTCCACTCGCACCACCAGTGTTTGTCATACTGTATGTAACCGTTATTGTATCTCCATCAGCTGGAGTTAACGGTAACAGTGCTAAGTCGTTGTTATAAATAACATTTGCACCAACTATTGGCAACAGTGCAGTAAGTTGAAGGTTTTGACCACAAGATGTTGTGAATGTGTATAATATCGGTGAGTTAGATATCAGAAAACCGCTTAGAACCACTTCTTCATTAAATGTGTGTGTTGCCCCTGCATTAATTATAACTGACAATGTTTTAATAGTTATGTTACTTCCATATTGATATGTAAACACACCTTCATATAAACCGTTTGCAGTTCCAGTGTTTGTTACACTCCATTGAACTGTTACAGTGTCATTTATATAATATGGTGCACTTTCTACTATTATACCATCGGCATTACATACAAAATTAACTGAACCAAGAACTTCAATTGACAATTCTTGAGTACACAACCCAACAAGGCTTAATGTCTTAACTCCAGATGAAACATTTGAAAACTTAAACTGAAAATAGAATGTACTATTCGCTTCAATTACTTGTGTAAACGTTTGTGATGTTTCTCCAGTTAGTGACAGTGTACCTGTTGCAGTCCCATTAGCATTCCCTGTATTAGAAACAGAAAACGTAACATAAAGATCCATACCTTCATATCCAACTACTATAGTTTCTAAATTAGTTTTATCAAAGTCGTTGTTGAAGTCGTCATTAAAGCTTCCACCTATTAATGTCTTAACTGATAAGTCACCATTACATACTAATATTGCTGTTTCAGTGTTCGGTTGAACAGTAGAAACTACATTAGACAACTCCACATACTTTGATGTTACAATGTTCTCGTTTCCGTTTAATGTTAATGTCTTTCTTTTATCGCTCAAGAAGTCATTATAGCTTGTGTATCCTGCCTCTGACAACATATCAAATACACTTGATAGATCACCATAGTTAGTTAATGTAAAGTCAATTACATTTTGAGTGTCAAATTTATTATATTTCTTCATGTTTTATCCTTTTATATATGATAATATTATTCCGTCTAATTCATCAAGTACAAATTTCAAAGCTGTTGAATTATAATGTAATGTATCTCCAGCAGTTATTTCTCCTTTACCTCTTATAACGTTCAATGGACTTTTAAAATAAAAAGCAGCATTAGAATTAACTCCCACATAATAATTTAACCCACCAACAGAAACAAGAACATCATAACTTGGTGTATCTTGTATACTTACTGATGTGTTCGTACCAGAAATTAATGGTGTACTGTAATAAAAGGTTTTCAGTATGTAACTGTTTACACCACCGTCATCTATCTTAAATGAGTCTATAAAGTCTTTTAAATGACCATTTAAAATACTCCCTGTTATTTCTTCATTATTATTAGTCGTTATTAACGCATTGTTTTGAATTATTAATTCTTCTTTTGACTTTAACATAATTATGTTTATTATTATATACTAAAAAAGGGAAGCAGTTTTCACTACCTCCCTTGTATATTGTTCTCTTTTTACTTAGGAAACTTGTTCATTCCATTCAATACCTATTGGGTTCAAATTTATTGTAACAGAAATATCCATATCGTTCTGGTTAATACTTTTTTCAAAGTTATCAATAGTACATTGATATAGTGTATCTTTTACAACATCACCAGTATCACTATCCCACTTAATTACTAAGTTAAATGGAGCAATGTTTTGTGGTCTGTTCGTTCCAACTGCTAAACCTTGTACGGCTTTTAAAATATCTTCTAATTGATATAAAGCCATTGTAATTTCACCAAATACCTCAACGTTACCATGTCCTTTTGAAACAGGCATTACACCTATTCCATAGTTAAGTCTTGTATCTTGTTTTTCACCGTAGCGCAAGCCAGTTACACCAGTTATATTAATTGATGTGTCATCAGCTATTTCAACTGAGATAGATCTCCAGTCTCTTGCTCTACCAGGAATAGAGGTATTAGTAGTAATTACATTTCCACTTTTAATTGTTAATGCCATTGTTTAAATGTTATTTTTTTAATTAGTCAATAGGTTCACTTTTAGTTAAACCTTCATAAACTAATGCAAAAGAAGGGTAAACATATTCTGTTCTTTTTGCTATAAGCAATACATCAGGTAATTCTACTAATACATTAGCTTGTAAGTAACCAACAGCAAATATCTTACTATCTGCTCTCTTCACTTGTACTTCTAATATGTGTTCATTACCAACACCAACTTTCAAAGATACATTACCATAACCTGATATAGGAGTTAATGAATATTTACCTTGTATAGCTTTTGCCATAGTCAATGTAACTATAATATCAGTTGCAGTAGATAAGTCAACTGCAAGGTTAGTAAGTTTATCGTAAATTGGTATCTCCATTATCAAGTCTTCACCTTGTCTTAAACTATAATTTATTGTAGCCATATGTGTTTTCTTTTTTCTTTTATAATGATGCTGTATAACCAAGAGTTACTCTTATCTCTCTTGCTGTTCCATAAGGAACGATACGAACATCAATTCTAACAGTACTATCAGCAAGAACGTTTTGTGAAGGGTCGATGTTTACAGAGTAAGCAGACAATTCACCATTGTTCATCATATCAAATAATGTTATGCTTGTTGCGTTTTTGAACGCTGTTACTGTACCAGCAGATAAAGTACCATTTTTGTTTAAGCGTAATGGACTGTTTAACAAAGGAAGCAAATTAGTTCTAATTCCTCTGAATGCTTTATGATAAGTTCTATTCAATTGAATATCATTATAGTCAGAAACTATACTATCAGAAGTCCAGCTATCGTTTAAATATGTTCCAGTTGTACCAGTTCGTTTTAAACCAAAAATGTAATGTTTTTCGTTTAATGTGTCTTTTTGTGACTCTGTTAAGTCTTCAACTAAAGACAACTCTGTGATACTTGGTTTATCAAGTTCAGTAGATGCTAAGTTAAATTTCTCTACCCATGCGATGCTCTCGTTTACTTTTGCCTTTGACATTGCACCCAAAACTGCACCGATGTTACCGTTATATGCTAATGTTGATCCATAAGCGTTACCATCACCAAGTAAGTTAACAGAAACATTACTTGCTGCTGTTGATAACGTAGCCATATCAGGTAAAGTGCTTATTGTTAAAGATGAATATTTAGCATTGAAAACTATCTGTGCTGGGGTGTATAACCCTTCAAGTGTGTTAGCATGCAGTTGTATCTTATCAACTTCAGCAGATGCAAATATTGCATCTTTTGCGAATACAGCGATCTGTCTTAACACTCCGAATGCTTGGTCTTGTATCTCTAATACTTCATTATAACTGTATGAACTTACAGGAACTTTTGCAATGTAAACATAAATTTCACCATCAGGGTTAATTCTAAAGTATTCAGAAAGTTGATACCATTCATAAGTATGATCTGTTGAACCTTTTAATATACCCTTAGCTTCAATTTCTTCAATAGTTTTAAATGACAACGCTGTTTTTTTGTAGTCGGTCCATTTAGCTACGTCTGTTGAAAATGATGCTGATGCTGTATGTGCTGTATTAGCGATGTAATAGTTTTTTGATGTAGGATCATAAACTTTATCACCAACAACATATGCAGTTCCAGTCACCCATGAAAGGACATCAATTAACCAACCACTTGGTATGTAGTTGTTATAAAAAATTATACCAGAAATATGATCTTGAGTAGGTAAACGTCTACCTAACCCACCATTAGTCTTAGTAATTGTTATATTTGACATATGTATTATTTTCTTTTTTTAGGTTTGATAGCATCTTCTACTACCATCTTCTTTTCTATCTTAAAAAGCTTTAATGACAATTGACTTTGAGCAACTTTTGCTGAGTCAACAGCCTCTTTTTTAAAAAATACTCCATTTTCAAGTGCATAAAATATGTCTTCGTCTGGATATTGTTTAAAATAAACTTCTTCTGCGATAATGTTTAACTCGTTTAAAGTCATTTTATCTTGTGTTCTTTTTTAAAAATGTAGTGTAAGAGGTGTTATATGCACCTCCTACCTTACTGTGGTTATTACACTGCTTCAATTAATGTTACTATACCGTTAGTTAAGTTAGAAACGGTTAAATAATTAGGAGTAGCACCTACTCTTCCCCAACCGTTTACAACATCAGTCGGAGACATATAAAGTGCACCAGGAGAGAAACCAAGTTCAACTGAACCGATACCATATCTAACCATTGAAGGATGGAATGCTATAGCAGCTTCTAAGTCAGTGTTTGCATCAGATGCACCAATTGCTTTTTTAGCAACAGCACTTGTGAATGATGCCATTAATGTAGTCAAATAAACGTCAAAACCAAGTATTCTACCTACTTTACCATCTACGATAGCGTCATAAGTTGGTTGAAATACGTTAACACCTACTATTTGGTTGATAGAAAGTAAGTCAGAGTACATTGACTCAGAAATTAACAAACGTCTACCAATTTTAGGAGCTTTTTGAATATTCAAAGCTTTGTCTAATGCTACGATGTCAGCATAAGTAACTGCTTTTGCAGATGCATTAGCAAATTTGTTAGCTCTTGCAGTACCAGTTGTACGAACAACGTTTTTAGAACTTGTTACAGTCCATTCGTAAGCAATTTTTTCAGCAATTCTTTCTTGCATAAAGTTCAATTGATCAGCTAAAGATGCTTCCATTACGTTAAAGCTGTATTCTGCAGCATCAATGTTGTCCAAATAAATTGGAGCAAAGTAGTATGTTACAGGTGAATATGATAAAATTGTTGCATCAGCAGCAGAAGGAGTAAGTGGTAAAGTTGTAGTACCTTTTACATAAGTTCCACCAGTTGCAACTGTATTGCTTTGTGGAATGTTTATCACACCATAAGAAAGTACTTCAGTACTATCGTTTTTTGCACCAGTCCAAAAGTCTTGTTTTTCAGTCAACGCTTTTGCGAAGTCAGCTGACCATAATTCTCTATTTAATGTTAATGCCATAATAGTTATTATTTATTTTTATTTTTATCTTTTGATAAATATTTATTTGTATAATTCTTAACTAAAGAGTTATACATTTCAGGGTTATTCGTTTGCATTAGTTTTAACCCTTGTGGATCTTTTTCTCTGTAGTCTTCAAGTGTCCAATTTGAAGTAGAGTTAAGCGAAATTACATCACTTATACTATGTACTAAATTAACAGATGGTTTTTTTATTACCACTGCAGCATTTCCAAGTTCAGTAATAACATCAGTGTCAAGCTTCATCAAAGTTGCGAACTGCGAATTTGAAAATTTACCATCAGAAATTAATTTATTGATGTATGTTTCTTTTTCTTTGTTTTTGTAGCTGTTTATGATAACACTTAGATCTTCTAATTTTTTATTAAGTTCTAATATCATATTGTTCTTTTTGTTAATTGCTAAAGAAAGGGACATCTCTAAATTTTGTTCCAATTGTAATTCTTCATTATCGTTCACTTCGTTAGCTTTAGCTTCTGCATCATTTATCATCATCTCTGTTTCCAAAGCAGCAACTTTAGCACTATCGTTAACACTATCGTTAGCACTATCGTTAGCATCAACTTCTTCATTAGATACTTCGTTCACTATTTCAGTTTGTTCACCACTTGAGCCTTCACTTAAAAACACTTCAAGTTTATTATCTTCTACCATATTAAAGGTTTTATTTTTATACTTTAAATTAAATTGTAGTGCATTTGCATTGCTTGGTATATCAACTATGCTCGCCTCTGAAATTTCGCATGATGTTATTACTATTGGATCACCTACATTTTCAGGAAGACTGTATCCAAGAATGGTAATACCAACGCTTACTCCTTTAAGGAAACCACTATCAACTTTACTTTTAACTTTCATTGCAAATTCATCATTCTCATCGAACAACGGAGTTGCAATTAATTTATTATCAACTTTTTGAATGTTCTCCCACTTACCTATTACATTTGCAACACCTCGTTTGTGGTCTGCGAGTAATACAGGGTTTGCATTAAAACGATCAAGTTTTATTCCGTCTGTTTTAACTATAAAACCATGTGAGTCTACACCTTCATCACTTAATATGAATTGTTTCATTTGTTTCATTTGTTTCATTTGTTCCATACATTATATACTGTTTGTTATTTAATAATTTTATAGCTTTTATTGTGCTGATAGTTTATCATAGCTTATTGTTGTTACAAAGTCAGTAGCTTCACTAAACTCAACATATTCAAGGTCGTCAAGTTTGCTTCTATCAACGAATAAGAACCTAAAAGATATGATACTGTCTTTCAACACTCCAAAGTCTTTACTAAGTACAATTCCTGTACGTTGTAGTCTGTTAATAACATAGTCACCATCAACTACTTCTTCTGGAAGAGTGAAGTCTGATAAGTTATCAAGTTCTTTATATACTTTGTCTACAATGGATAAGTGATCAAATGAAGATGTTAACATTTTATCATTATTATCAAAAGTGTTATAAAACTCTGATACTACATGAAGGTTAACAACAACCTCAAAGTATTGAACATTCATTAGCCAATTATTAGCTTGAAGTGGTGTAATTTCTATAAACACCGATGGATATGGCAACCTTTCAGATGCAGCCTCACGTTGAAATTGGTTAGAAAACAAAGACACTAACTTCACTTCTGGAATGTTTTGTGTAATGAAGTAGTTAAAAAGAGTGTAAATAGACTTGAACATTATTTTCTATGTTTATTTTTATTAGTATTACTTTTCATATTGTTTAATATAATTTCTCTTAATTTTGATGTTACAGTGGCTTCATCTACTATAAACGGTCTAGCTGGTACATTAATAAATGTCTTTTTTGTTAATGCTAATGCTTTCCACTTGTCGTCTCTTGTGCTGTAATACTGACTCCAAAAAAAAGATCTCATTTTATCAGTAATTTTGATGTTCCCACCATAATTTTGAAGGCTTCCATATGGTAAACTTGATGTAATAGTCATTGAATTTTTACCTGTTCTTATAGCTTTTAGTGAATTTGCTAAGTTTCCTCTTGACATACTTGGGAACATTGTTTCTTTCCATAAAACATTCTCAAACGATCTCTTGTTAAAGTTCTTCTTAGCTTCATCAGTTACATACTCAGTGAGTTGAATGAGTGATAAGTTAAAGATGTTGTCTAACGCAGCAGTGAAATTATCAATTGCTGATGTGTCGTAT